AACTACAGCAGATAAGTTATCATTTGCTACAACCAATAATAGTTTTCATTTTATATCAAAAGGTATAACTATGGGTGCTGAGTCTCATACAGTATCAGCCTTTTTTAAAGCAGGAGAGGTAGCATCTGCAAGTATTTTCCTCAGTCGAGGTGGTAATGTTGGTGGTTCATTTAATTTATCTACTGGTGTAGCAACAGCATCTGGAACTGGTAATACTGCAAACATGGTAGATGTAGGCAATGGCTGGTATCATTGCTCAGTAACTAACGATGGCTCTACGGACATTGATAATAGTATTAGACTTGGGATTGGTAATGGAGCATTAGGTTCTTTTGTTGGAGTTATAGGCCAAGGTATATTTGCATGGGGCGCACAACTAGAAGCTGGCGCATTCCCTACGTCTTACATCCCAACAACAGGTGCTACAGCTACTAGGGCGGCAGATGTTGCTAGTATTCCAGTAGATAACTTTGGGTATAACGATGATGCTGGTACTGTTGTTGTTACAGCTAGTGTAGAGAGGTCAGTTACCAAAGGCGGTACTGGCTTATTTACTCTGAACACAATTTTAAACAGTGGTTTGGCTGATGGTGGTGGTATGGGTTCTTTTTATAGAGCTAACAACACTCTAGGTATTAATGTTTGGGACTCTAGTGGTACTCCTGTGTTAGACAAAACCCCTACTGGAGATGTTGACAATCGAACTATTACCTTAGCATTTGCTATAAAGGAAGGTGATTTTGCTATAGTAACTGATTACAATCAAACAGTAATAACTCAAGCTAGTGGACAGTTACCTGCACCCATAACAGTTTTACAGCTAGGCAAATGGGGAAATGATACCGACATACTGTGTGGCCATATCAAATCAATCAAATACTACCCACGTAGATTATCTAATACACAGCTACAGGAGCTAACAACATGACCGAAGAAGTAATCTTAGAAGAACCAGAAGTAATCAAGACTGACTTCTACCTTAGGTTAGCTACTGAAGCTGCAATGCCTACAGTCTTATCTGCATTCTACAAGCAAGACACTGAAACAACAGTAGACGAGGAGACAGGCGAGGAGACTACCACAAACGTAGGTGATCCTTACCTAGTGTCAAACACATCTGACTATGCCATCGACGTTGTAGGTACTCTACACGAGCCTACAGGCAACACCCTGACAGATGATGAGGGCATGGAGTATCCTGAGATGCAAGCAATGACAGGCTGGCATGTAAACATTCGTATTCGTGGTGGTATCTTAAACAAAGATGCTGAAGATGCTGATGCACCTGACACACTACGAGATATTGTAGAAGCAATAGATACATCACACGGGGTAACACCTGAAGCACCCATGAGAGTATGGCTGTAAGTAACTAAAACCAATCCACCAAAGGTAAAGGATTAATAAATACAATGGCAAAGAAACCAGGCGTAACAACGATAGCATCAGGCTACTACAGTAGAGCAGCACTGAATGCTAACTTCGAAGCACTTAACAATGCTTTTGACAACACAGTATCTAGGGACGGTAGCACACCTAACACCATGTCAGCTAACTTTGACATGAACTCTAATGATATTACAAATGCAAATGTTATAGGTGCAAACAGTTTAGTTGTTAATGGTAAGTTAATAGCTGTATCTAATGACCCAGTCTTTGACGGTACAGTCACAGCATTTGGTGCATCTTTGATTGATGATGCAGATGCAGCTACAGCCAGAACGACTCTAGGTTTAGGTACTGCTGCAACTGCTTCATCTACAGATTTTGTAAATACAACAGGTGTAACGTCAGGTAATGTTACATTTGCAGACAATTCTAAAGCCATCTTTGGTGCTGGGTCTGACCTACAGATTTACCATGATGGTACTACCAGTATTATTAAGGAGACAGGTTCAGGGGATTTACGTCTACAGGGTGCTAACATTGATTTCAAAGACCTCTCTGGACAGACATACGCATACTTCAACGACACAAGTGGTGCAGTAAGTCTTTACCATGACAACGCCGTGAAGTTTGCCACAACATCAACAGGTTGTACTGTAACAGGTTCTATAGTAGCTGACAACGTAGGCAGTGGGTCTCTTGCAGCTGTAACACCTGGTGGCAGTACAGAAGCAAACTTTACAGGAATACCTGCTGATGTCCGTCAAGTTACAGTTATGTTTAACGAATTAAGCATGAGTGGTAGTGACGATTTACTTATACAGCTAGGTGACTCAGGTGGTATTGAAACTTCAGGATATATATCTAGGTCTGTTTGGACTAATGCTTCTGAGTCTACAGCAGGTATGATTATTAGAGGACAAAACGCAGCAGACAAATGGACAGGATCTATGACATTTACAAGAGTCCATACAACCAATACGTTTATTCAATCACATACTGTAATAGATCCTGATCAAAATGAACAACGAGTAGGTGCAGGTTCTAAAACATTATCTGGTGAACTAACTCAACTTAAAGTTAAACCATCAGGGTCTAATACTTTTGATGGTGGTTCTGTAAGTATTACATGGTCTTATTAAATAATAAAACTTTACTCTTGACAAATAAAAATAACTAGGATACTATGGCTACATTAGATCAAATACGTTCAGCAGCTGAGAACGACTTAGTTACATTTATCAAGCTAGTAGCACCTGAACAAATGCTAGGTCAGTGTCACGAAGATGTATGTAACTGGTGGGGTCGAGAAGACTCTAAGTCTCATCAGCTTCTTTTGTTTCCTCGTGATCACGGTAAGTCTCGTATGATAGCTTACAGAGTAGCATGGGAACTAACCAAAGACCCAACACTACGTATCCTGTATATATCTGCTACAGCTAACCTAGCAGAAAAACAATTAGGCTTTATTAAAACAATACTAACATCTGATACTTATAGTAGATACTGGCCTGACCACGTACACCCTGAAGATGGTAAACGTACAAGGTGGACTAACTCTGAAATTATGTTAGATCATCCTTTAAGGAAAGCAGAAAAAGTACGTGACCCGTCTGTGTTCACTGGTGGTCTTACTACTTCTCTTACAGGGATGCACTGCGATATTGCTGTCCTCGATGATATAGTAGTATACGAGAATGCATACACAGGTGAGGGAAGAAACAAGGTTAAGTCACAGTACTCTTTATTGTCATCTATCGAAGGTGCAGATGCTAGAGAATGGGTGGTAGGTACACGTTACCATCCTGTAGATCTATACAACGATCTGCTACAAATGACAGAAGAACTGTTTGATGACGATGGTAACAAGGTAGGAGAAGATAACATCTACGAAATCTTTGAACGTCCTGTAGAGGATAGAGGAGATGGCACAGGTGAAATGTTATGGCCTCGTAGTCAACGTAAGGACGGCAAGTGGTTCGGGTTTGACATAAAGGTACTAGCTAAGAAGAGAGGCCAATACTTAGACAAAGGACAGTTTAGAGCACAGTACTACAACGATCCTTCAGATCCTGACAACGTACCTATAGAAAGTACAAGGTTTCAGTACTACGAACGTAAGTTACTAAAAGAAGATCAAGGACACTGGTTCTACAAAGACTCTAAGTTAAACGTATTTGCAGCTGTAGACTTTGCTTTTAGTTTATCTAAGAAGTCAGACTACACAGCTATTGTCATCGTAGGGGTTGACTCAGATAATAACATATATGTACTAGACATTGATCGTTTTCGTACTGACAGGATTACAGATTACTTTGAGCACATACTACAGTTGTCAACTAAGTGGTCATTCCGTAAACTAAGGGCTGAGGTTACAGTAGCTCAACAAGCAATCGTTAAACAACTAAAAGAACTTATCAAGCAACACGGATTAGCTATAAGTGTAGATGAGTTCAGACCTAACAAATACCAAGGTAATAAAGACGAAAGAATATCTGCAACTTTAGAACCTCGTTATGACAACTTACAAATATGGCATTATCGTGGTGGTAACACACAGACTTTAGAAGAAGAACTACAGTCAAGGAACCCACCGCATGACGATATTAAAGATGCTCTTGCTTCGGCTATAGACATTGCTGTCAAGCCATTCAAGAATGTACGTAGAAATAAAGACAAGAATATCGTTTGGGCTAATAACAGATTTAGAGGAGCCTCTTAATGGCTGGTGAAACAATAGAATTAGAATACCTTTTAAGTCCTGACTCAATGGCTATTGAGGTATCTAACAGATGGCGTGAATGGTCTAACCTTCGTCAGTCTAAGGTTGAAGAGTGGAAAGAGTTACGTAACTACCTGTATGCTACAGACACGAGCACAACCAAGAATGCTATGTTACCTTGGTCTAACAGTACGACAACTCCCAAGCTAACTCAGATTATGGATAACCTCCATGCTAATTACTTTGCTACATTATTCCCACAGTCTAAGTGGATGCGTTTTGAAGCTGAGACAAGAGATGCTAACGTTAAAGCTAAACGTAGTGTAATACAAGCATACATGGACAATAAAGTCCGTCAGTCTAACTTTGTTAATACAGCCAGTGATTTACTATATGATTACATTCAGTACGGTAATTGCTTTGCTACTGTTACATGGGAAGACAACTACCAAGTCAAAGAAGCTGGGGACCTCGTTGTAAACTATGTAGGTCCAAAGGTTGTACGTGTTTCACCATACGATCTTTGCTTTAATCCTACAGCACCCAGCTTTGAGAAGTCACCTAAGATCCTCAAGTCTATAAAGACTCTTGGAGAGATCCGAAGTATGATTGACAGTGATCCGTCAAAGCAATACATGGAAGGTGTCTTCTCTAAAATGATGGGTGCTAGAGCTGCTGTAAGGGGTTCTGACGCCACGTATGATAAAGCTGACGGTTATATAGCTGACGGCTTTACATCCATTCAGCAGTACTACGAGTCAGACTACGTAGAGGTTCTAACCTTCTATGGTGACTACTACGATACTGAGAAGGGTGTCTTACTGAAGAACCGTGTCATTACAGTAGTTGACAGAGCATATGTTATGGCTAACGAAGAAGACCCTAGTTGGTTAGGTAGCTCCCCTATCTTCCAAGCTGGATGGAGACCTCGCCCTGACAACCTATATGCTATGGGACCTTTAGATAATTTGGTTGGTATGCAGTACCGTATTGACCACCTAGAGAACTTGAAGTCAGATGTGTTTGACCAGATAGCTTACCCTATGCTAAAAATTCGTGGTGACGTAGAAGACTTTGACTTTGAACCTGGTGGTCGTGTATATCTAGGTGAAGAGGGTGACGTAGGTTATATGGCTCCTGATGCTACAGCATTACAGGCTGACCTACAGATTAGGTTCTTGGAAGACAAGATGGAAGAAATGGCAGGTGCTCCTCGTCAAGCTATGGGTATACGTACACCAGGTGAGAAGACAGCATTTGAGGTGCAGTCATTACAGAACTCAGCATCTCGTATCTTCGAACATAAGACAGCTCACTTCGAACGTGTGTTCCTTGAGCCAATACTCAATGCTATGCTTGAGGTGTCTCGTCGTTATATGAATATGTCTGACACAATAAGAGTTTTAGATGATGCTACAGGTGCTGTTTTATTCCAGACGATTACTAAGGATGACATTACAGCTAAAGGTAAGATTGTTCCTGTAGGTGCTAGACACTTTGCTGAACGAGCTAGACGTATACAGAACCTTACCCAGTTATACCAGATTAAGTTGCAAGACCCTACAGTGGCTGCCCACTTGTCAGGTAAGGAGTTTGCCAGAATCTTGTCAGAAGAATTAGGTGAACCTGAGTTGTTCTCAGAAAACATTTCAGTATCTGAACAACTTGAAACTCAGCAACAGATGCAAGAAGCTGAGGCTATTAACCAAGAACAATTAATGTTAGCTCAAGAAATGGGAATATAGATATGCCATACAAAGCAGGTAAAGTTAAACCGTACAGTAACACAACAAAGAAGCCTAAGCCTAAAGAGAGACCTAAAGCAAAGCCAATGAAAAAGAAGAAATGAAATCTATTTGGTTAAAAGGTCTCAAGGGACAAGATAAAGAGAAACGTAAAGCTGAAGTACTAGGTTACAGAAATGCTTTCGATGATCTAAAAGAAATTCTCGAACAAGATTTTAAAAAGAAAGAATCGGTTCGTGATTACGCAGTACCTAATTGGGAACTACGTCAAGTGGCAGTCAACGAGTACAACCAAGTACTTGATGATCTGCTTAAACTCATAACAATTAATAAGGAATAAAACATGGATGTGTTTTCTGAGAGTGGACAAACCAATGACACTACTCAACCTGAGCTTCAAGCTACTGAGAGTACCCAACCACAGGATTCTTTTGTACAGAAACTCGTAGAGGCGAAGGGAGATAATTGGAAAGACCCTGAAGTATTAGCTAAAGGCAAAATAGAAGCTGACGGTTATATTAAAGAACTTGAAGGACAACTCAGTAATATGAGGGAAGATTTAAGTAAACAGGATTACGCCAAAGATCTCTTGGAACAGTTGCAAAATAAGGCCGCAGACCCCATCAATGCGAAGAATGCAACGCCAAACAACAATACTGGTGGCACGTCAGAAGGGAATACCAACCCTAGTCTGAGTGAGGAAGACCTGAAGAGCCTCGTTGAACGTACACTAACTGAACGAGATAAGGATTCTGTTGTAAAGCAAAATCTAAATTTTGTTAATGATGAAATGGAAAAGAGTTATGGCACTGATGCCTCAGCTAAGATCCAAAATAAAGCTAAGGAGCTAGGGTTAACTATAGAACGTATGCAAGAAATTGCTGCAGAGTCACCCACAGCTTTCTTTAACCTCATTGGTGAACCTAAAAAAGAATTTAAACCACTGGTTGAAGGTTCGGTTCGCACAGAAGGTGTCAACATGCAAGCCTCGAATGAACGTGATTGGTCTTACTACCAAAATCTTCGTCGAGATAATCGTAGTCTTTACTATAGCCCAAAAATACAACGACAACTTATGGAAGATAAAAGTCGTTTGGGTGGTAAATTTGGAATCTAATGGAGAATAAAATATGTCTGGTATGAATACAGCAAATTCAACTCTTCTTACTCGCACCGAAGTCTGGTCCAGTGAGCTAAAGGAGATATTAAGAGATGAGATGCAAGCACAACGATACGTTCGTATGCTTGAAGGTTTCCCTGATGGAAACACTTTCCACATCCCATCAATAGGTCAAGCACAGGTTGACAACTACAACGAAGATTCGTCAGTTGAATACCGTCCACTTGACACAGGTGAGTTCACCTTCTCAGTAGACAAGTATCTGTCATCAGCTACTTACATGACTAAGAAAGCTGAACAAGACACTTTCTATGGTAACGAGTTAATGAGTCGTTTTGTTCCTGAACAAGAACGTGCTATCATGGCTCACTTTGAAACTACAACTATGGCTGCTTGTGAAGCTGGTGTAGCTGACAACGGTCAAGCATTAGTTGATGGTGGTATACACCGTTTCTCAGGTGGTAACGCAGGTAAAATTGAAGTAGAAGATTTTGCATATGCTCGCATGAAACTGAAAATGGCTAACGTGCCAGATCAGAACATGGTTGCTATTGTTGATCCTTCTGTTGAGTTTACAATTAACACATTGTCACAACTTGCAGCTGTTACAAACAACCCTAAGTTTGAGGGTATTGTAAGTAGTGGTATCGCATCTGGTATGCGTTTCGTAGCTAACGTATATGGTTTTGATGTATACACATCTAACTACTGTGCATCAGCAACTGACACAGCATTAAAAGAACGTGATGACTCAACAACAAATGCGTTCAACACAACTAACGGTAAAGTTAACTTGTTCTTCTCAGCTGATTCAACTGTGAATCCATTTGTGGGTGCATGGAGACAACAGCCAGAAGTTGATTACGAGTATAACAAAGATTACCAACGTCATGAGTTTGTAACAACAGCTCGTTACGGTGTTAAGTTATACCGCCCTGAAAACATGGTTCGTGTTATCACGACTCCAACAGTATAAGGAGATATATAAATGTCTTACACTAACTCAGACGGCCTATTTGTACTCACTGATGGTGATCAAGGGGCTGTAAAAGACAATGGCGGAGCTTTAGCTGCAACTAAAGTTCTTGTTGTTGAAATCCCAGATGCAACTAAGCTAGGTACTTCTCAAACAGCACCAACAGCAAACGATGCATTTATTCCAGCTGGATCGTACATTACCTCAGCAAGTCTTGTTGTTACAACAGCATTTACTTCTGGTGGTTCAGGTACACTAGGTCTAGGTTTGTTTACATTAGCTAATGCTGCTATTGATGCCGATGGTATTGATGCTGCGATTGCTAAAGCTGACCTAGCTGCTAACAAAGCTGTAGCTTGTAATGGTGCTTTAGTTGGTGGAACAGCTACTGTAGGTGCAGCTAACGCATACGTTGGTGCATTATACGGTACAGCTGCCTTCACAGCAGGTGCAGGTAAACTTGTTATCGAGTATATCGAAGTATAAATAAAATAAGGTTAGGGGCTTAGGCCCCTTTCCTACACTTAACACTTGACAAAGATTAAATATGTGGGTAAAATATCTTTACCCGATGCAGGGACCATTAGTACCCATACATCAAGGAATTTTAAATGGCTAACGTAAACCACTCCTCTCTCACAGATCCATACTTACACGAACCTAAAGGTGTAGCAGCAGCCTCTTCAAGCAAGGTGTATGTAGCTAACGGTGGTGGTTCAGGTACATGGGAAGACCATAGGCGTTCTGTATTTACAGTTCACTTTACAGACATATCCTCATCACAGAATATATATGTACCCATTCCATTCGCAGGTACTGTAAGTAGAGTAACCTCAGTACTAGCAGGAGCTATTGCAGGTGGTGATGTTACAATAACAATTAAGAACTCAGCATCAGCAAGCATGGGTACTCTTACGATTACTCAATCAGGTTCAGCTACTGGAGATGTGGATACATTAAACCCTTCAGCTAACAACACAGTAACTGACAACGATTACGTTCTCATTCAATCGAATGGTGGAGCTAGTAGTCATGTTGACTTTGTCATTAGTGTAGTAGTGGAGCATGTGTAAATGAAACGTACTCTCCTAGAAATGGTTCAATCAATACTGAGTGACATGGACTCAGAGAGTGTCAACTCTATAAGTGATTCTGTAGAGTCTGAACAAATAGCATCTGTCATTCAGGATACATTCTTTAATCTGATAGCAGCTAGAGATATACCTGAGCACAGACAGTTAATCAAACTAACATCACTATCTGACGTAACCAAGCCTACACACTTTAAGTATCCTACAAATACTCGTCAACTAAGTAGGGTTGACTACAATGTAGCAACTACAGGTACAAGCTATAGAGAAATTACATTTGTTGAACCTATGGTATTTATAGATCGTATGAATCAAAACACAGACAATAGTCTTATAGTAACAGATGTTGCAGGTGGTACAACATTGTTTATAGGTAATACAGAAGCACCATCATACTACACAAGCTTTGATGACGAACATATTGTCATGAACTCATATGATGCAGGTGTAGAGACAACATTACAGAATAGTAAGTCAAGATCATTTGGGTATGTGTATCCTACGTTCAGTCTTACAGATTCATTTGAACCTGACCTAGATGACACAATGCTTCCCTATATGTTAGCTGAGGCTAAGTCTACATGCTTCTCACTGTTTAAGTCAGGGTCAGACCCTAAGATCGAGCAGTCAGCTCGTCGTCTTAAATCTTTTGTACAGAACGACATGTATAAAACTAAAAGAGAAAACAAACGTCCATACTACGGAAGAAACTAATGATTGAATTTATTGAAGACATACCTAACCAGAGGTGTGTTTGCAAAACTAATAAGCTTAACACTGACATTATAATACAGAAATCAAACGATGGGTTTATATTTTTTGAGATTAAGTTTACCAAAGGTAGTCCACCTGCTGAACTTAGTGGTAATTATACAAGTATCCTAAAAGCCAAACAAGCTGTAGAACAGTATGTAAGAAACAGAAAAGAAACTCCCACAGTCCGAAGAGACAATTTCAGTAAAGCTAGACAAGAACGGAAAAAACAAGATGCCGCAGAGATTAAGTCAGAAGGTAGTGAACACGTTCATCAAGGGACTGGTGACGGAAGCTGGTGAGCTAACATTCCCTCAAGACGCATCTATTGACGAATCTAATTGTCTTCTCGAAAGAGATGGTTCTCGTCGTCGTAGGTTAGCTGCTAAGTTAGAAACCAACAATGTTAACTCATCATTCACACTAAACAGTTCATTTGTATTTACAACGGGTAACTGGCATAATGCTGGTGGTGTGGCAGGGTTAGACTTTTTAGTTGTACAAAGTGGAATAACATTAAATTTCTACAACACAGCTTCAGAACCTTACTCAGGTAAAGAAGAAAGCTTTTCTGTAAACCTTAATGACTTTAACTTCTCAGGTAGTGTAGGTCCAGGTCTAGCTAAAGTTGAGATGGCTACTATAAATGGTAACTTAGTTGTCACATCTGAAGCTATCGAACCGTTCTACATAACGTATGATTCAGATGCAAATACAATATCTACATACCAAATATCTCCTAGAGTAAGAGACTTTGAGTGGTTAGGTGACACCCTTACGTATGCCTCAGAAAAGCAAGACCCTGATAATAACCGTAAGTATGACACAGCTAATGCTGGTTGGACAGGTGAAAAAGGTGTACTTGCTTTAGAAAAGTATACAAGTACAGAGTATGGTGTAACACCACCCTATGAATTACCTTATCCACCCTTAACACATCCTTGGTATTCAGGTAAAAATGCTAATGGTTTTTTTGAAAAGAATGAATGGGAAAAGGTATTTACAGGATCAACCCTAACAGGTAACGGTAGCTTCATACTAGACTTCTTCTCGAAGAACCGTAGTGAAGCATCAGGTATTGCAGGTATTACAACAGAGAATGAAACCAGTAGGTTTAAAGCTGTAGCTACATTTTCTGGTCGTGTGTTTTATGCAGGTCTAACAAGTTCAAAGAATTCAGGTAAGATCTTGTTCTCTAAATACCTAGACAACATGACAGAAGTTACACGGTGTTATCAACAGAATGACCCAACCTCTGAGGAGATTAGTGATCTACTAGATACTGACGGTGGTGTCATATCAATACCTGAAGCATCTAACATTTTAAAACTACATGCATTCGAAAGTTCTATCTTTGTATTTGCTGAGAATGGCGTATGGCAGATCAAAGGTGTTGATGGTGTATTCAAAGCCACAGAGTATTCTATCTCAAGAGTATCTCAGGTAGGTCTAAACAACCCTAAAGCTTTTGTCAGTGTAGAGGGTGTACCTATCTGGTGGTCTAAGCATGGTATCCAAACTCTAAGCTTTGATGAGGTATCAGGTAGAGCTAAGGCTAACAATATTAGTATTGGTACTATACAGACTTTCTTTGAAGCTATCGACGGCAATGCTCGTAGAGAATGTACAGCTGTGTACGACGAGACTAACAAGAGAGTACACTGGTTCTATCCTAGCAATGGTGAGACTGTAGGTAACAAGAAGAATAAGGTATTGACTCTTGATGTTAACCTACAAGCATTCTACCCTTGGACTATATCTGACAGTGCAAGCAATCCTGATTACATACTAGGTGCTGAATACTACCCTGGCTTTGGTTCTAACTTTGTAGAGAATGATGTCATTACTTCAGTTGGTGCAGATGTTATTACATCAGGTGGTGACGATGTTGTGGTATCACAGCTAACAGAATTGTCACAAGCAGATGCAGCTATCGTACTGATGGTCTTCGACGGTGCTACAGGTAAGATGACAATGGGTTTGTTCTCAGGTACTGAGTTCTTAGATTGGGGTGACACAAACTACAGTTCCTTTGCTGAGGCAGGGTACGACTTTATGGGTGACCTAATACTTAAGAAGAATGCACCTTACGTACAGGTTTACTTACGTCCTACAGAGACAGGGTTCTCAGGCAGTGATACAGCAGGCTATGATCCTGTAAGAGAGTCATCTCTATTGGTGTCATCATACTGGGACTTCCGTACTAACACGTCATCATCACCACAACAGGCATACAGATTAAAGTACACACCTGTTGTTAACGAGTCCAGCTTAGGCACATGGGACTATCCTGAAAAAGTCGTAACCACACGGCTAAAAATGAGAGGTCATGGTCGCAGTATGCGCCTTAGGTTCGAGAGTGAACAAGGCAAAGATTTTGTACTGTTAGGCTTTGGAATACTTAATGCAGTCAATACCCGTTTCTAAAAACTTAGATGGAATTAAAGGATCATGTTTTAGTATAAGGTTAGAGTACAACGAAGAGTTTATTATATTACACTTACCTACTATAGATAAAATCACAAAAGAAGTCCTAGTAGAAATGAAGACTATGTTAAAAGACTGGTATGAATTTGTAAAAACAATTGGGGATAGATCTATTTTTGTAGCTGTTAAACCTGAACATAAGATTAATAAACTTATACGTATGTTAGATTTTAAATACATAGGAAAAGACGAAGATTACTTTGTCTATCAATTTAAGGAGTAGATTATGGGAGATCCAGTAAGTATGGCAATACTGGCTGTAACAGCAGGAAGTACAGCAGTAAGTATTAATCAACAAAAGAAAGCCTCAGCAGCATCAAGGCGTCAACAAGGGCTGTCAGCTAGGCGTAGCCAACGTCAGGCTATACGTGAGGCACAGATACGTAGAGCACAGTCACAGGTACAGGCTGGGGCTATGGGAGTGACAGGTGGTTCAGGTCTAGCTGGTGGTCAATCTTCTTTGTCATCACAGTTAGGTGGCTCTCTAGGATTTGCAGGACAGATGTCAGGGTTATCCCAAGAAATAACAATGGCTCAAAGTAGAGCACAGACAGCAGGTGCTGTAGCTGGTTTAGGTATGCAAGCCTTTGCAAATAGTGATGATATTAGTGCTGGTCTTAAAAAGATATTTCCATAGAAAGAATAATAATGGCTGTTACTTTAGGTGAAGAAAACATTGAAGCAAAAGTGCTTGGGGATGACGAAGTAGTTTACGAAACTGCTGTACCTAATCCTAAGTCTGCTGCTACTGAACGTAGAGATACGGCTGTCCTTGGTGCTACAGGTAGTTTACCTGAAGAGTTACCTGATGTACGTGCTGGTGTCTCAGAAACTGTTACAACAGCTCTTACAGAAGCTGTAGGTAACTTACAAGTAGAAGAACAAACTGTAGAAGAAAAAGCTGAGGAACTTGCTGATCAGTCAGCTAAAGGTTCTGAGTTAATTACACTAGGTGACTTCTTTGATAATTCTTTTCAGGCTATGAAGAATCCTGCACTTAATGAAGCAGCTAACCTAGCATCGATAAAGTACCAACTTACAGTAGAGAAACTTCAGGATGCTATAGAAGACAATGCTGCTAAGACAGGTACTGGTACTGTAGCTAACTGGTTTGATCGTTACATACTTAGGAACTTTCCTATAGGTGCTTGGGAACAGGTGACACTTAAACCTAGTTCTGTTAACCATGAGTTTGCCCATGCAATTTCTTCAAACATGTCAGTACAAGACTTTGAGATATTCCTTGACACAAGGATAGAGGATTACCTTGAAGAAGGTTTTCTCTTTAGTGATAACCCTTTTGCTTTACAAGAGTTGCTAGCAGCTGCTACTAAACTAGGTAACGATGACAAAGCATTTGGTGATGCTGTCCTTGGTGCTATAGATCTTTTACCTATTGCAGGGTTTGCAGGTAAGACTGTAGTTAAGACAGCATCTTCTGTAAACAAAGCACGTAAAATATCTAAAATTATAAATGGTATAAGTAACTCACCTACAGCTTCTACTCGAGCTGGTGCTCTAGCAGGACCTGAGGCAGCTACAGAAGTTGCTGAGAACATTGCTAAACGTACAGATGAACCTGAGAACTTAGGATCTATGGGACCAAGTATGGTAGATCCTGTTGGTGACAAAGCACCTGTAAGACCTATAGCTGCCTCAGCTGCTAAGAGTCAGACTGCTACTAGAATAGCTCAAGAAGCTTTTGAGTACGTTAACACAGCCTTGGGTAAGGTAATAGATGAAGGTCAGCTAACTACTTACATTACCAAAAGAGTTGAGGGATTACAAAAGAAGCTTAACAAGTCTATGATTGACACCAAGATAGACTACAACCTTAATAAAATTTCTATAATCATGGGTAACCCACGTACAGGTTTACCAGTAACAAAGAAGACAGCAGAGAAATATGCTGCTGATGTACCAGAAGCATCTGTCATTCCTATTGATGAAGCTAACAACAAGTGGGCTATATCATATGATGAAGCACTAGACCTTGACGAGTTTGTAGATGTAAATAAATTTGATGAGGCTTGGAAGTATACACCTGAAAGTAAAGTATCTCTTCTTAGAAACATAGAGGGTAAAATAAGCAGAGCTAATGCTGCAGTGTTTGGTAGACTTAATCTGACAGGTGCTCATCTAAGGGACAATGCTAACTTAACTAACCTAGCTAATAGGGCTGAGAGTGGTTCAGTACGTCTGACCCAAATATCCAAGACAATGCTTGATAAATTAGGTAGGGTGTCAGGTGCTGAGTACGAACAGATTGGTGCCATTGTTGCAAGACTACAATCAGGAGATCTAGCTTCTCAAAGGACTTGGTATACTACAGACGATTTCATAGACATGTGGAAAGCTGACAACAAAGGTAAAGCCCCATCTCAAAAAGTTATGGATGCTTACCAAGCTACCGTTGATCTAGGTGATTACAACTACATTGTACGTGCTACAGGTTTAATCAAGAGTCTTCATAGAGAAGGTTACCGTAGAATTTCTACTATACTTAACGGTGAGCAAAAGTTCTTAGCTGGTAAACCTGTAGATATAGACGACTTACCAGATAACGAATTATTTATAGATGCAAGTTCAGGTGCTAAGTTTACCAAGGCTGACTATGACGGACCTATGGCTAACGTTTTTGAAGTAGACATGGACATGGGTGGTGTTAAATACGTAGTAGATACTGACGTAGTTAAACCTCTTGAGATAGAAGATGCTATGGGCTACAATGCTGGTGGTCCCAGAGTAAACCCTGAAGCTACAGAGTTTATAGTTTTACTCGATAAGAATGGTAAACCTGTTAATGTAGTACTGTCTGCTAGTTCACCTAAGACATCAGCTAAGGCTGTTAAAGAGATGACAGAAATATATAAGGCACTTAGAGCTGGTAGGTTAACAGATGAAATTGTTCAGGAAAATAATTCTTGGAACACAAGCTTAAACTTAAAGGAAGATGCTGAGAAGTGGTTCACAAAAAACAAGATAGACGTAGAGGGTGATGAGGTTACGTTTAGCAGTAAGGCTCGTAACGAAAATGTGTTTATGGGTGCAAACGCAGATGCTTTTATTCCTAATGGTTCTTTAGACGACTTCCATTCTTTTGTCAATAAACGTAATGACGAACCTCTAACTCACTATGGACATGGTGCTGCTACTGTAAATGACAACCCATTAAATAGTATCCTTTTCCAAACCAATAGTGTCAACAGACAGTTAGGTTTTAGTAAGTATACCCAGGCTGTTAAGATTTCACTGGGTAAGAAGATTAAACAAATAGCAGATTCTAATAGTTCTAACACTGACTATGCTTCTTACTACGATAACATTAACACATGGTTACCTGACAAAACTAAAAATGAAATAATAAATAAGATATATGAACGTAAAAGAATTGCAGATTTAAGAATGGGTGCTGATGGTTTTGGTGACGCATGGGTTATGCGTATAGCTGACGACATGTCTAACTTTATCTATGATGCAACTGGTAAGAAGTTTAACCCTTCTAATCCTACTCATATTCTAAACAACTACGGCTTTAAGAAAACATTTCTACTTGATCCATTCCAAATGGTATTACAGTCTGTACAGGTTATACCAATGGTTGCTATGGCAGGTCTTGATGATGGTATCAAGGGTGTTGCTATGGGTAAATACTTGTATAGTTCTTTAGACTTGAGTGGTAAACCCTTAGATATTTTTCTTGAAAGATTTGGTAAAGCATTTAATTATTCTAAGGCTGAGTCTAAAGAAGTACGCCAACTGTTTATAGACATGGCTCGTTATGAAGTTGACCCTACTAACATTGCTGAAGGTTACCAAAAAGCTACAAAGTCTTCTTCTGTATTTTCTAAACAAGATGATAGAGCAGCTGCTAAAACATTAAGCAAGGCTTGGGAAAAAGGAATGAACATGGGTATGTTCTTCTTTAATAAGGGTGAACAGATTTCTCGTGTGTCAGCCTACGGTGTAGCTGTTAGTAAGTGGAAGGCAGCTAACAAAGGTAAGAGCTTACTCTCTGAAGAGGGGCGTACTTGGGTGTCAAATAAAGAACAAGCATACACTCTTAACATGACAAACATGAGTCGTTCTGAAATACAACAAGGTATACTAAGAGTACCTACTCAGTTCTATTCCTTCATGCTTAGATCATTCGAAGGTATCTTTATAGGTAAAGACTTAACACCTGCTGAAAGAATGAAACTTGCTGTTATGATGGGACCATTCTGGGGTACAACAGGTATGGGTATTAGTAATGCAGTTCCTGCCGTTGAAACACTTAACTCATATCTACCTGAAAATATGCAAATAGAACCAGGTTCTGACTCATTCCGTCTGGTTAAGAACGGAGTACCTGATGCTTTGTTTGCTTGGGCAGGTGGAGAGGATGTACCTGAGATATCTCTAGCTAGTCGTGTAGGTTTAGGTGATGGTGTCATGCAAACATTCCGTAACTATAGGGATGGTACTTTTGCAGAAAACTTATTGGGTGCTGGTGGTGGAGCTTCTGGGGATCTTGTTGCTGACTTTGGGCAATGGATAGGTTCTATTATCAGACGTGACCCAATTCAGATAGAACTAAAAACTTTTGAACTAATCCGTAATCTTAAATTTATTGACAATTTTGAAAAGATGAGAGGGATGATTGTACATAATGCTTACATATCCAGAAAAGGTGGGGAAGTAGACTTTAAATATAATAACTTAGATATTTTCTTTACATTCTTAGGAATGCCTTTAGAAGAAGTACAACAAGTTTATGATGCAAAAGATGTTATTTATAATGGTAACAAAACATACCGTAAGCTATCCAAAGAAATTAGTCCTCTTATTAATAGATACTGGAGAGCTATCGAAGAAGGTAATGCTGAACGAGCTAATGATGTAAAGAGAAGTATTGACTATTCTATTAGTTATATGACAGGACTAGAGCCTGACCTACAGGAAAAACTAAGACTTCAAGTATACAGAGGCTTTACAGAGGCTACAACCTTTGAAAGAATTAAACAACTACAAAGATTAGGCCGTAACATGGAAGCAGAACAGCTTCAAAAAACCGTACAATAAGGAATCACAATGGCATTATTTCAACAAGATCTACAGACACA